TCGGTGGACCAACCAATGCAATCTAAAATCACTTTAATTGGTTCAATAAAAGTCTTGTCGAATTGTGTATCATAATCAATAAATTTGGAAATGTCAAATTCTTTTGGCAATCGTGATGGGTAAGAAATAACGGTATCTTTGAAAGGATTAGGTTTCTTCAGATAGGAAAACTTAATCTTCTCACCCTCTTGAATCTTGGGATACTTTTTTGTCAGACCCATCTTTTCCAGATTGTGATTGTAAATGATTGCACCTTTCACATGGATTGGTGTACCCATTTTATATAGTGTTACCGCATCGGCGTATTTTGAAAGACCATTGATACCACGTGGGAAAGATACTTCTTCAACAGGCAGATTCTTGAATTCTTCACGGAATTCTTGAATGAACTTGTGCATATCGTGTTCTGAACCACCAATCATGATGTTGATAGATTCTTTCATCTTTGTACGAACTGCCGCAGGAGTTGAAGACTTAATCATTTCAAGACCCATGACTTTCAAGTCTGGTTCATTGTAACGAACACCTTCATTATCATAGACGTTCATGATGTATCGTTTCTTTGCAGTCCAGATACCTTTGTCAGCCAAACACTCACGTTTCATTTGCATCTTTTGTGCATATGCGTTTACATAAGTGGCCAATTCTTGATACGACTTGTCAATAAACGGTTGAATCTTTTGTTCACAAACACGGTCCATGAAATCAATCACTTTAGTCTTTGGAAGTCCAACAGTACCGTCTGCACCATAAACACTATTCACCAGAGGACCAAGTTTCATATAGATTGAATCTGTGTCGGACGCAATCACATAATCCACATCAGAAGTCTTTAGAATCTTGTTCATGTATTCATTCAGTTTGTTTTCAATCCAACGAATACTCAATTTCCCAGCAGAAGTAACCCCAAGCGCCATACGCAAATCATAAAAACGGAAGTACTGACTGCCCAAAGCACCATAAGCACTGTTAAGGGACACTTTTTTAGCCAGTTGCAGATTATTAAATCTAGCGATTCGCTTTTCAATATCATACTTCTTAGTAACGTCTTTTTCATTCTCATACTCCTGCTTTGCGGCCAACATCATCTTCTTGAACTTCTTACGGTCTTCATACATTTCTGCCATCATCTTAGGCAAGAAACCTTGGAAGTCGGTACGGAAGAATTGACCGTTAGGAGTCATGGTAACTTTATCACCAATATTTGATAGATTAATTGACTTAATCAGCAATTTATCAACGGTTACACCTTGTGACAGAATCTCACGCATTTCATCCGTGTAGTCTTCTGGCTCAATCAAAGTTTCAGGACTGATGTTATACTGCATCATGAGGTGGGGGTAAAGTGAATTTAGGTCAAAGCTGGCAACATAATGATGTAGACCAACTTGTGGGTCTTTGACATATGCGCCTTCAAATGCAGAGTCTTTGTCTTGAACTTCTCGTGGAGGAACAACAATGTTATCTTGCATCAGACGGTTGTATGTCAATGCATCCCACATACGAGTTTGTGCAAACACATCTTCATAGTTGCATTTGGTATCATATGCAAGAGTCAAAGCCAATTCAATCAACTTCAACTTGTCTTCTAGTTTGATAATCAATTCAACGTCTTTGATGTTATATTCAATAAACTTTTGAAAGTTCAAACGATACAAAGCATGTAGGTTGTCAAATTCTTCATAGGACAATTTACTTTCACCGATTTCAGCGTTTGCAATAGCATCCAAACGATAAGACTCCTGAGATTTACCGTCAGGAGCATACCATTTGTATAGTTCAATGTAGTCAAGTGATGCAACACCCATGATATCGTATGCAATCATAGAACGACCATTGATGATGGTGTTTCGTTCACCGATATATTTCCATGGAGACAACAACTTGGCTTCATCTTGGCCAAGAATCTTACGAAAACGGTTAATCAGATATGGAATATCGAAAAACTTGGTGTTCCAGCCAGTCAGAACATCTGGTGTGTCATTAACCCAATGTTGAATGAATTTCTTGCAAAGTGTCCATTCATCTTTACATTTGATATAGATTTCTTCACCTTGAACTTGGTAATCACCACAACCAAAGACAAGTGTCATACCGTTGAGATATTTCAAACAGATTGCAGTGATGGGTTCGTTTGCAAGGTATGGATCAGGGAAACCATTTTCTGAACCAACCTCAATATCTATTACACCGATGCGAATGTGGTCTTGGTCCCACTCAACCATACCAGAATGTTGTTCACCAATGAAAGCGTATTCATATCTGGTGTTACCATAGACTTTAGGACCACCAGATACACCATCAAATCGTTTGATGTATTCACGGGCTTCTTTGATGTCATCAAACTTCTTTTGCAGAAGTGGAGTACCATCCAGAGATTTAAGTTTACCGTTTTTGTGTTGGATGTAGAGAGATGGTTGGTAATCAATGCGTTGTTTCACACGTTTACCATCCATAACGCCTCGGTAAAGGATCGCATTACCGAAGCATTGTACATTAGTATAAAAGTTAGTCATTAACCTGTAATAATTTGTTTGTTAGGAAGAACGATGCCGACACCGAAAACTTGCTTGTAGTTTTCAATGAAGTCTTCAGCAGGCACATAGTAATATACCACGTTCTTTTTGGCAAGCGTGATTGTTGCACCCTTAGTTTGTGGTGCATGTATCGGAAAAGGTGCAAATCCAACGTTTGGTTGTCCGTTTTGACCACGAACTACGGCGATACCTACGGGATTTTCAATCACATATTCGGTTTCAGATTCGGCTTGAACTTCTCCAAGAACATCTTCACCAGTGATAAGTTTCAAAACAATAATTTCCATGACAAACCTTTTCGTTATAAATAATAGGATATGCGATTATATATGAATTCAATTGAGTAGTCAATCTACTTGTGTCATTTTTGCCATTATTCCCCAAAAATAACGAAGGAAATGAAATGAATTTTAGAAAACTCCTTGCGGCCGGCATACTATCAGCACTAAGTATTGTCTCTATCGCCCAATCCGACCCAACACTAATCAACCAATCTTCTAGTTTAACTGGTGGTGCATACAGTTCTAGTTCTTTGGTTGACACAAATAGTACATCAACCAGTCTTAGTACTGTCAACAGTAACAACAACAATGTTAGTACCAGCAATGCTACTAGCACCAGTACAGTAAACAGTACCAGTACAAATAACAATAACAGCGTTTCAACATCTACCGCAACCGCTGTGAACACTAACAATAACATTCAAAGTGGTACTGTAACAAATAACAACAACAATGTCAATACTGGCACAATGACTTATAATAACAATAACGTCAACTCCGGTACAATGACATACAATAACAACAATGTTAATACATCAAGTTCAACAAGTTCCGCAACAAACGTTAATACAAACAATAACGTTAATACCGGTACAATGACTTATAACAATAACAATGCTAGTACCAGCAGTTCAACCAATAGTAACACTAACGTTAATACAAATAACAATATCAATAGTGGTACTATGACATACAACAATAACAATGCTACCACAAGTAGTTCAAGCAACACCAATGTTAATACAAACAACAACGTTAACACTGGTACCATGACCTACAATAACAATAACGTTAATGCATCAACAAGTTCTGCAACCAATGTCAACACAAATAACAATGTGAACACTGGTACAATGACATATAACAATAATAACGTCAATGCAACAACAAGTTCCGCAACTAATGTCAATACCAATAATAACGTAAATTCTGGTACAATGACATACAATAACAACAATGCTAGTACCAGTAGTGCTACAAGTACCAACGTGAATACAAATAACAATGTTAACTCTGGTACAATGACTTATAACAATAACAATGCTAGTACAAGTACCGCCACAAACACAAACGTTAATACTAATAATAACGTGAATTCTGGCACTATGACATATAACAATAACAATGTTAATGCGTCTACCAGCACTGCTACAAACACTAATGTTAACACCAATAATAATGTGAATAGTGGCACTATGACATACAATAACAATAATGTCAATGCTAGTACTGTTAACAGCACAAATACTAACAATAGTGTTAGCACCAACACCAATGCTAATACCAATGTTAATACTAATACAAGCACCAGTAACAATGTTAACCAAAACATTCAAAGTGGTAGCATGACTAACAATAACAATAATGTTTCAACTTCTACTGCCACAAATAACAATAACAACGTTAACCAAAGCACAAGTTCAAACAATAACGTCAATCAAAACATTCAAAGTGGTACATTGACTAACAACAATAACAACAACAGCACAATTACACAGAAAGTTGTTCAACCTCCACCAACAGCAGCAAGTCCTGCTATGATGAGTGGTGGTAATGCTGACCTATGTACAACAGGTACTTCTAGTGCAGTTCAAACACAAATCTTTGGTGTAAGTAATGGTGGTACAAACCGTGACTTAAATTGCGAACGTTTGAAATTATCCAAAACACTTTATGATATGGGTATGAAAGTTGCTGCTGTTGCTACAATGTGTCAAGACCGCCGTGTATTTGACGCTATGATGGCAGCAGGTACGCCTTGCCCTTATGAAGGTAAAATCGGTGAAGCCGCTAAACAGGCATGGGAAGAAAACGAAGATAAATTACCTAAAATGGAAGAAGTGGTAAAAGACAATGACTATTACAAAAATATTGGTGTCGGTAGTTTGCTGGGCTTTGTTGCTTACCGCATCTTCAACCACTAATGCACAGAACGTTAATGTAACTTCTGGTGAACCATTAAACAGTACAGGGAATGTTCTCAACTTAGGTGGAGGACTTCCCTGGAACAATACTGTCACAGGTGCAGCAGGTGGTTATAGTGGTGGTTATACACCTGCTTACAATCCAAGTACTGGCAATATCATTTTTGGTTATACGCCACAAACGGTGAGTCAAACTGTTGCCATCTCTAAGGCATTGGCTAACGCCGGTTCTGGTGTTGAATTGGCTGGTTATAATTACTCTTGGGGTATCAACAATGAGTTGAGCAATGGTGGTGGAAATAGAGGCACACTAACTGGTAATGTCAGTTTGAAAAGTCCAACTGGTCAAACATTGGAAAGTTTTAATTACAATTATAATGGAATAGACACAGGCTCTGGTAATTTCCAACAATACAACGGAACTCAACTATTCAATAATAAGTATGATGTTGGTGCAGCCAGCAGTTTAACTGTTAGTTTTACTGGTAAAGACCAAAACTATTGGGCAGGTTATTATGGTCCAAGAGTTCATGTGAATAGTTTCTCATTGTTGTATGAGGCTAATCCATGTGCAGCAAATCCTGCATATTCACCAACTTGTCCTGGTTTTAGTAGTCTACTTACAAGTGCAAACTTAGTACCAAATCCAAATGCAGTTGCAACTCCTGGTAATCCAGTAGACAATTCTTTTGCTATTTCAACTGCACTATCTAACAGCGGTTCTGGTTTGTCCTTGTATGGTATTAACTACGGCTACACATATAATTTACCAACGACTGCATCATCAGGTTATGTTACTGTCGGCATAGGAAACAATATAACTGCCGGTGTTGGTGGTTTCACTCGTCAATTAAATGGTCCAACTCAAGGTGCACAGGTTGCTAGTTATCAACTGTTGACGCCTTCTGCAATTAACACCAATACGATGGGCACGTTTAATTTTCTTGCAGGTGTAGATGGTGCAGGAGCATCTATCTATAACATGACTGCTAGTTTGATTGTTATGCCTGATGCATGTACACTTAACCCGTTGAGTAGCACATCATGTACAGGTTATGCAAAAGCGTATGCTGCTCAACAAGCACAATTACAACAGCAACAACAGGCAGCGGCTCAGGCGGCCGCATTGGCAGCGGTATCTGCGGCAGTTACTGCACAAACATCAACAGTTTTGGCGGCCGCAACACAACCACAACAAACAACAGACCAAACACCGGTTGCTCAAGTTGCATCACAAGCCGCAAATAATTCTCCACAACAGAGTGGAAATCCTACACAACAAGCGGCAGGTCCAACAC